TCCTAATATACCGACTACGCCCCTCCGAAGAGTGTTGGTATAATGCCTAGGCTGGAGACTACTGTGAGGAACCTTGAGTTTCGTTACAACTCATCTAACCCTCAAGGCAGGCGTAAACACACGCCTTCTTACATACAATTATATACGGGATGCACGGTTGACAGCCGTGCTAGTGCCCAATTTTTCAGAATTTTCTTAACTACAACTATTTAATTGTCACATTTACGTGATCACATCCTACAAACTTAAGGTGCAACTCTGTAACCAGTGAAGAAGAAATCGACTTCAATGGTAATCAACCCACATACTGCATTGGCAAGTAGCGGGTTTTCTGAGATGAACTGTAAGGATCCACAATCTGCTTTGAGCGTACTATCTCCACCCAACTCTGCCCAATCATTCTCGTAATTGGTACAGTTAACGGTAAAACCGCCAGTAGTTCCTGGTGTCACTATTGCACAATGCGCCCCAGAGGATGCATCAGCAATTGAAACGGGTGGTGCAACCTGGGATGCCCCGGCTGCTTCATAGCAGAACGCCACATAACCCCCGCCAGTGGTGGCTGAGATTGAACGCACATCAACGCGCAAGCGTGTGATGGTGAACTTGGTAAACGAGTTCTGCATCGAGTTCAAGACCGGGAAGATCTGCTTTAAACTGGTATAACCAGCCGCAGAGATATTCACTGGGGTCAAACACAATGACATATTCGCAGACCCTGCAAGCGCAGTGCCACCAAATTCATTCAGCAGTGACCGAGTCCCCTTCAAACGCATGGGCACCACATCGGTGCCCCGCATAAACGATGGGGGTGGTCGCACCAGTGGTGTTAAGACTGGTGCAGCAGATGGTGCATTTCCTCGACGTGCCCGTCGTTTGCGTGTTTTCGCGTTGTTATTTTTGTTACTCATGGTAGGTTTCGTCCTACGTACTATTTTTCTCGGTATGGTGGTGATTTTATGTCTGGTCCGTACCCATGCCTTTGCGGCTATAGACTGCTTAAGAGAATGTTGTCGTTGGTTATATCCTCAACCATCGACTCCTCAAACTCAAATGTGTTATAATATTGCTCTAACGCTTCCTGCTCATCTGGTGTAATTCCCCATGCCTCAAACACCTGGACTCGCGTCCAAGCGGAGGGGGTACTATACATCTCATTCATCCCACGACTCATCAACTTCATGCCAGTGGCAAAAGTTGGATCATCGGTGAACTTACTAAGACGCATACAGCCAATTCGTTGGTAGCACTGGTAAAAGTTTTGCATGATTGGCACACCGCCTGTCAAACTCAACCCTCCAGTGCCAACCGCAGTGCACCACTTCTCTCGTGTTGCTGCATTGGCGAGGTTGTGAACTGTCAACGTATCCTTCCTAAGAGAGGAGACAACATTCCGCACCATGCGGCATGTGTCTCCAATCTCAAGGGGATGCATCTGGCAGAATTCAATCTGGTGTAGTTCATAAACGGGGTCTTCCGCAACCATGCGGAACCCCATGTCCAAAAACCACTCATCTAGCCCCAAATTGAACCTATCACGGTCCACCTCCTCCATCATAACCACGCAGTCATCCCCATTGTTCATGAGTTTGACATCAATTCCTCGTTCCTGTGCAAACGCGTATACCATAGCGCACATGATGATACAATTACCTAACCCGGTGTTCATATCGCCACTGAAGCGCTTACCTGTGACTGAGTACTTCAACTTTCCATCAGCACAGTATCCCGCTCCCTTATTGTTC